TCGCATCAATCGCCTTGACATGCACTTGGCGGTTGTCATCGGAGCCGTTGTTGAGCGTCCATTGCGTCTCTTGCCCACTGTCGGAATTGTCAATGAACGAAATGCGATCAATGACTTTCAGCGGGACGAACATGCTCGCATCGTCGGGGTTCTTGATGCCCCGGACGGAGGTTGTGCGGTCGGCTTCCGTCGCCATGATTATAGCGCCGCCGAGCGGGCGAATTCATAAAAATTCACGCCGTTCCCATCGAATTTGACGATGAAGGATTTGCCGGAAACCGTGCCGGTGGCGAGCGTCCCCGATGACTTGAAGTTCGTGCCAAACGTGATGGTATAGGATGTCGTGCCTGACGTGGTGACGATCAGCGAAGCCGTTTTGGCGAGAGCCGAGGCGGCGTTGATTGTGATGTTTCCGGTAGGCGTGACGGTTGCAATGTCGCAAGTCGAAAGGTCAAGACTGACCGTCCCTGTGGTTGCCGACAGCGCAGACACGACAAGCGGCGCATTAGCCGAGGCGACGGTCTGGTTAGGCCATGCGCCTGAAACTGCGATATTCGCGCCCGGCACGAGGCCGGGGGTCGCGGTCCCGGTTCCGCCATTAGCGAGCGGCAGAATCCCCGTTACCAGGCTAGTGAGATCAACCGATGCCAGCGTAGCGAGGGCGCCTAGGCCAAGATTAGTGCGCGCGGTCGCGGCTGAGGCCACGTCCGAGAGATTGTTCGACGCCTTGAGCAGCGTCGCCCATCCGCAATCGTAATCGGTCCCACTGGCCTTAACTAGCGCCTGCCCGGTCGTCCCGCCAGACGGCAGCACGTCGCTCGGAAGGTTGAACCTAACGATGTAATAATTATGTCCAAGGCCATCGTTGGCGCCGGACGAAAATGTTGATGCCGAAGTGTGCGCCCATATGACCGCGTAAATCGTGCCGTTTTGCTCGAAAATGTCATCGACGGCGTAGGCGGTCAAGGCGGACCAATTGCCCCGGAAATTCCACTGCGCCCCCGCCGGCAGAACGAACGGCCCTGCTGTAGTGGCGTCAGTCATGGTGAACAAGATCGTGCCGGCCGTTGGCTGCGAGATCGAGGCCACGCCGACGCCGGGCGTCAGCGATATGGCATTGATCGCGGCTTGGAGCGTGTAAATGTCCTCATCGAAATACGCCGCTGACAACGGGGCGCCCGTGCCGGTCCAGCGGCCAGAGCCGTCCGTCGTCACGTAATGGGGAACCGTAACCGTCATTCGATTTTATCCTTGGATTTCCAGGCGAAAAGCACGGTTATGCCGTCTGCTTTTCCTTGGGGCGTTTGATCACATAAACGGACGTGTCCGCCGAATAGGATGCGTGAAACGTCTTAGCCGCTCCGACCAAGCCCCACCGCAAGCGGACGGGCGCGCTGCTCTGCGAAAACCCCGCCTGCGCCATCATCTTCGGCGGCGTTACGTCCTGCGTCTGGAATGGCCTTACGAAGCGTTCAAAGCCCATCGGTTACGCCCCCAAATCAATCTGTTTCGGGATTTGCAGTTTGGTGGTGCTGATCTTGTAGACGGTCGTGAACCCCGCGCCGGTAACGGGGCTCAATTGCAGATCGAGATAAATCGAATTTCCCGCCTGCGCCAAAATCGAGTCCACGGTTACGTTGCCGAGCGCGGCCAACTGCTTTTGCATGTCCAATTGCGCCTGGGCGTCGCCGGGAACCGTATTCTGTTGCAGGGCGGCCTCTTTCTGAATGATCGGGATCGCAGCTTCTATCGCTGATTTTTGCGTAGCCAACGAGCCGGTAATCGACTGGTTCAAAACGATCTGGCTTGCGGATAAGGGGAATGTCAGCCCGTCGTCGTTCGGATTGTCGAGCGGCGGTCCATAGCCTACGTCGCCAGAGGACGGCAGCACGATTGCTCCGGTCATTTGCTGGACGCCCGGAGCGAACACGCCCGACGCTGCATAAGAACCCGTTCCCGCCACAGCCGAGACGGTTCCGCCATTACCCACCGCGCAGCCAATTTTGACCTTGGTCAAAAATACGCCGCTGTCGCCGTTGCCGGTCAGCGAATAGGACGTGATTTTTCCCGTCGCCGTGCCGCCCGGAATGCGCGGATTTTCGTTCGGGTCGATGATCGTCGCGTTCATCCGGCAGGACAGGCCGACGCCCGTTGAGAACGGAGCTTCCCATCCAATTTCAACGCATCGCGCCCGCTTGCGAAGGTGGGCCCGGGCTTTCATCAATGCTGCTTCGACCGTCTGTATTCCGCGCGCCGTAGGGAAATAACTGCGCCGCGTGACATTGCCGACCAATCCACCGGCCGGGATCGAGATGGACGGGCCGCCCGCGCCAAGGCTTGTCCAAATGATCGTTCCGTCCGTGACCTGATCGCCCGATATTGCCGACCACGGCGGAGGGATTTGCAAAGCCGACAGGCCGGACTGTACCGCGATCTGAAACGATCCGGCCGGCAATCTCGGGCCAAGGCTCGTCCATTGCGCAGTGCCGTCGTTCGTCGTCACGCCGTAGACCGGCGAGAAGGCGGGCTTGGTCAGATATTGCGTCGTCCCGCCTTGGGTGCATTGCTGAAACGAAAGGTTGTCATCCGTCCGAATGATCATGCCTTCAGAGACTTGTGCTCCAGACGTGCGATAGGGGATGACCGGCGGCAGCAGCGACGAGTAATAGATCCACGTTGGCGTCGTCGGCGCGATGATCGTTCCGAGCGCCGCAACCGTCGAGGGTTTCCAATCGCCAATGGTGGGAAGGCTTTCGCCAATGCACGCCCAAACCGCCGAGCCGTCCGAAGTGGTATCGCCGGGAACGTCCGAAAATGTCGGCTCCGTGGTCCCGCAAACGCCGGGCGTCACGATGACTTGATAGGATGTTCCGCCCGGAAGGCTCGGATTATTTGGCAGACAGATTTGTCCGAGCGCGACCGATTGCCCTGCGAGGATCGTCCACGCCCGCGCGTCAATCATGGGCAAGCCGAGATCGACCGTGCTGATTTTGATGACTTCCGAATCTTGCTGAACATCCGGGTCGGTCAAAACCGGCTGGAGATCACTCTGCAACAGTATTGTTGCATATTCGGTGCGCGGCCGATCCGCCTTATATTGAAGGTCAAGCGACGCCTGAATGGTCCATTCGGGAACCCACAAATAAGTCTCGTGAACATAGCCGTTGGGATCGCCCTCGCCGTCGATGATGCCCCCGTTTTTGATTACCTGCGTCAGCAGGATTTGGATATAAGGCGCCGAGAAATAGGGCTGCGACTGCGACACGGAAAGCGACATCGTATCGCCCTCGGAATGGGTTTTTCCGGCGTTATGCCACGAATAACTGGTCGAGATCGTTTGTGCCGTCGAGATGCCGTGAATATCGAGAAACGTAGACGCCTGCGCGGTCCAGCCGCCGCCGATGGACGCGCCCGCCTTGGGCCATTCGTTCATGAGGCTCTGGCCGGTGTACGTTTTGATATTGAACGGCCCAAGCTTGATGCTGCCGCCCGCCGAGGTCTGCGACCATTGCGCCGTAAGGTCGAGACGAATGGCGGTAAATGGAGGCTGATCTACGCGGAATTCGAGGCTGTCATAGAAGGCGGTGTCGCCGTCAAAAACGACCGTTCCGTCTTCGCCTAGCAGAATATCGGAGATCGACCATGCCAGCGTCGTGCGATCAACATGCGGGGTTGCTGACCATCCTTCAAGGATGGCTTCAAGGTCGGAGCGGTGCGCGTCATCCAAAAGGACCGGGTCGTAATAGGGCGAGATCTTCAACGTCTCGGCAAGCGCCTGCTTCTTCGATATATAATCCGGCGCGCGCGCGCGAAACTTGATCTTGATGACTTGGCGAAACAGATCGGACGGGATGCCGTCAAGGCGCCCGAAGAATAGCGGGACGACCGTCGAGCCGTTCCAATAGGAAAACCACGCCCATTGCTTGCGCCCAGCAGACAACAGCCCGACGCCGGGGTTGGCGATCTCGATTTCGAGCGTGGGAATTTGCGATTCGTCGTGCTGGATCGAAAACGCGAAAATCGCCTCATCGAGAGTGTAACAGGCTTCCGAAAATGCCACCGCCGAGTCGATGACATAATGGAAATAGAACGGCCCGCCCGATCCCGGTCCCGGCCCGCTCATACCTCCTCAAGCTCCAAGGACCAGCTTGACTGGCCGGGATATTCCTCAATGGAAATTGTCGGGGGCGCCTTGACCATCATGGTGATCTGCGGCCGATAGAAGGTGTAATTTCCCACCACATAGGACGAGCCGGAAACCACAGTTTTCGCAGGCGTTCCGCCGCTCGTCAGATATGACAACTCAGCCACGCACGAGACGGTCAAAACCTGTCCAGGGAAAATACCGTCGAGCGCGGGGGGATGCTGATCGCGGCATTTAATCGACGATTTGTACTTCCTGGACGCGGCAAACGACAGATCGACAAGGCCAAAATTGATCGTGCGCCGCGAATTGTTTGATGCGCCAATCGGCTCAAGCGTCTGCGTCAATCCGCGCGACGAATAGAGCGTGACAAGATCGGTTGACCCGCTCGCCAAAACAAGCAGGGTTCCAGAAGCTGGGAGCGCCATGATTATTTATCCCAGCTTGGATTATTCTTGAGCGTCTTCGACGATTGAATGTCGGCGGCGAGGCGGCGAAGATCGGCCACCACTTCGTCGGAGCCGTAAACATCGAACTGGCTTCCGCCAATGCCCAACGGGAAGGCGATCAACCCTGCCGAGCGCGATGCTCCTCCCGCGCCTGATCCAGAGAATGCCGGGACCATAGCGGCCGGCTGGATGCCACCCATGACGGCGCTAGCCGCCCCGGATGCCGCGCCAGAGACCACGGAGCCAACCGCCGAAACAGAACCTTTCAGCGCCGCCCACGCCCGCGCCGCCGCGCTCTCAATCTTCCCAAGGCCCGAACTCATAAAATCCATTGCCGACTGCGCGGCGGATTTCATGCCATCCCATGCGCCGCCAGCCAGCGATTTGAGAGCGTCAAATTTGCCGCCGACCCATGCGAAGAAATCGCCTGCCGTGGTTTTGATCCATTGCCACGCCGAGGAGGCTCCATTCTTCATGGCCTCCCATGCGGCGCTTGCTGCGGCCTTGATGTCGTCCCAATGGATATACAATTCGTAAAGCGCGACGCCGATTGCGCCAATAACGGCGATGATAAGCAGGCCTTCCGGGCCGAGCGACGCCAGCAGCAGCCCAAATTTAACAATAGATGTCGCGGCGCCGAACGCAGCAGAAACGATTCCGATAGTGACCGCGACGAGCGTTAGCCCGCCGATCACGGCCGGCATAATTCCTAGCATCTGCGCGAACACGGCGAGGATGATCACATCCTTGCCCGTCAGGCTGGTTCCGAAAATGAGGTTGATTGCCTTCGCAACCAGCCCGGCAGCAGTTTCGACGCCTTTCCAAATGGCGACAAGGTTATCCCATATGCCTTTGATGGCCGGGAAGCCTGCGCTGTGTTCATTCTTGATCGCGGTCCATGCGGATTTAACCGCATCTTCTATGGCTTTCCATGGGCCACGCAGCCACGGAGCCGCCGAGAGGATGCTGGAACGAACAGCCGTCCATCCAGCGCCGAATGTGATTAGGATCGATTCCCACGCAGCAGACGCCGACGCCTTGAGCAGATCCCATGCGGATGCCTGCAAAGCCTTGTCGCTATTGAAAAGTGTAAGGATGTAATCCCATGCCGTGCGAGCGACCAGAGAAACCCATTCGAAGCTAGCAGAGGCCGCAATCCGAAGCGCCGCCCATTCTGCGCTCAGACCGGGGGAAATCTCAATCGCGCCTTCAAGCAATCCGCGCCACATAGCCGCGCCAGCAAGCCCTATAGCTGTAAAGCCTCCACCAAATAGGACCGCAGTTGCGACGGCTCCAATGCCGATTTCAAGCCATGTTGCACCAGAGACCTGACCAAGAGCCGCGAATGCATCGCGGCCCATAGCCTCGAATGAATTCCACATATCAGCAAGGTCAGGGAACGCCTCTAAAGCCGCGGTCTTGATAGACTCATATCCAGCCGATACAACGTCGGAAATTCCGCTCAAGGCGTTCGCTGCGGCTTCTGGTACGCCGTTCAAAAGATCGCGGATGAATTGGTTTAGGAGCACCAGCTTTCCGGCCCATTGCGGAACAACTTGCGCAATCTGGAATGTGATGTAATCAAACGCCGCCGATGCATAGGCTTGAACCTTCTGAAATGTGGTTTCAGAGCCGATTGCGATTTGAGCAATATCAAGCTGGAAATCCGCGCCAAGCTTGATATCGTTCCACCCGGCGGAAATTGATACTGCCGCCGCTTTCCATTTTCCAGAAATCCATTCAGCAGCGGACGAAGCCGATTTCTTGACGCCTTCCCATGAAACGACATCCTTGCCGGACAGCAATTCTCCTATTGAAGCGAAAGTGTTTCCGGCAATGTCCTGAATGAATAGGAACGCATTTAAGGCGTTATCTTTGATGTCTTCCCACAGCGCGGCGAACGCCGTTCGCGCCTGATCCAGTGCGCCGCCTTCCTCGCCAAGGCTGGCAACGAATTCCTTGGTCGCGCGAATGGCCGGGGTGACGTACCCGCCAATGAAGTCCTCGATCGCCGTCTTGTGCGCATCGATAAAATTAGAAATCGAGTCTTGAGACGATGTGGCGAGCGGCGTAAAAATAAGGCCGAGTTGCAGCCGGATGCCGCCAACGGCTTTTGAGATAATTTGTCCTTGATTATCAAGGCCCGCCTTCATCCGCACCAAGGATGTCTGCTGCGCCGTGACAGCCGCTTCGTCCGTTTCGGATAACTTCAGCCCAAGCTTGTCGAATAGATCGCTTGTTTCCTCAACGCCGCTGGCGATCAGGCTTAGGCTTTGGACAAACTCGTCGCCAAATTTCTTGCTTAGGTCTTCTAAAACCTTGGTCTTTTGTGCGCCGTCAGGCATGGCGTCGAGCGCCGCCGAAAGCGTCTTGATATAATCCGCCGTAGATTCGACGTTGCGCTGCACGCCGCCGAACACGGTTTTGAAATGCTCGGCTTTTGCCCCAGCGCCAGAAATTGCGCCGCCGAACTTGGTTATACTGACGCCTGCCCCGGCGTAGAACGTCGTCACGCCCGAAGTGGCGTCGCCAAGTTTGCGGAAATTGGCCCCGAGAACCGTAGACCCGGCTGCGGCATCATCCGTGGCCCTTTTGATCGCAGCGAGGCCCGCCGCGATCTGCTCGGACGAAAGCCCAGCCTTCTCGCCGGCAAGAACGAAACGCTGATAGGCTTCCGTTGTCATGCCCGCCGACTTGGCGGTATCCATGATCTTAGCAGCGGTATCAGCCGAGGCTGCGCCGACAGCCGTCAGCGCGCTTTTGAGCGCGAGAACGGACCCGACGATAATTCCGACCGTGCCAATGGTCGGGACCAGTCCGCGTCCGAAATTGCCGACCGAAGCAAGCGAACGCGACAGGGATGATCCAGCGGCATTCGCCTTATCGGAAACCTCACTAAGCATCGTCGAGACAGACGACAGGCCGGAGGTTAGCTCCGTGGATCCGGCATTAGCCGCCGCCTGTCGGATTTGATCGAAAGCCCCCCGGCCGGTCGTGCCGATTTCGGACAGCTTTTTCGAGACTTCGCCGCTCGCTTTGCCGACTTCACCGACAGATTTACCGATATTGTCGAAGGCGTCCTTGCCCGCCTTGCCGATTTGGTCGAAGGCGTCTTTTCCGAACTTTGCGAGATCAGACAGCGACGATTTTACTTTATCAGCCCCGTCAAGCGTGACGCTCCGTGTAAAGGGATTGCTCTTCATTTACACGCCCCGCAAAAGGTCTTTGTGCCTTGACTCGATATCCGAGCCTTCGCCGCGCGCCGCGATAGCCGCGAGCGACAACTGATCGGCTTTTTCGAGTTTTAGAACCCGCCGCGCAAAATCCATGTGGCCGGAAATCTCGCGCGGCGTATAATTCCAGACCGAGGCGGGCGAGTGATGCCCGACGACGATCAGCCATTCGATGGCGAAGGCTAGTTCGTATCCGAACTCTTTGAACCTTGGTCGGTATTCGACAGGCCGAGGCTCCCCGAGAGTGCCTTGACCTGATCCACCAAAGGGCCGACGCCTCTCGGCAACGTCGCAGTGATGATGGCCGAGAGGAAGTCGATCTGCGCGCCAATGGTCAGCCGCTCGGCCGCCGCCTCATGCTTGGCGTTGCCGGGAAAGCCGCAGCCCGCCGCGATGATCGCCGCCACAGCATCCGGCGCGAGGGAAATCAGCTTTTCAGCCGTGATCCCTTCGCCGGTCAAGGCCGCTTGAATGTCAGGAAACCGCGCGATAAGGGAAGCAATTCCCTTCGCGGTGACGCCCGAAACCGTGACAGAGACGCCGCCGACATCGACCGAAGCCGATGCCGGGACAATATCGAGAAGGCCGGCCATTAGGCGATTTCCGTCACGGTACCGAATGAGCCATTCGGATCGATCAGCGTATCGCCGGTCAGTTCAATCTCGGCAAATTTGGTGTCGATGATCGAAATCGCTTTGTCGGGGATGCACAGGACGTTGGTGAAGATCCACTCGTGACGAAGGCCAACGCTGTTGGTCTGCGTGAGTTTGATCTGACACTGAAAGCCGGCGCGGGCGAGGACTTGCGTCACCTGGGTTCCGACCGTTCCGGTGGTGGTGCCGAGAACGCCAATCGCCAGATTGTAGGTGGTGATTTCGTCGCAGACGACAGTGACCTTGCCGCCAACCTGGGTGATAACCTTGGCGTCCTGCGTCATCGAGAACGAGCGCGAGGTATAATGGTCGAGCGTCTTCAGGTCGGGCTTGAACTCGAATTTCGGGCAGTTGCCGATGTCCACCCAATTGATATAGGCGAGCGTCGCGGTTCCGTCCGTCACGCTGGACGTGGTGCCGGTTGGCGCCGTGGCGCTGGTCGTCCCGCCCGTGGTGACGTTGTAAATAGCGCCAGCGACAGTCATGAGGGACTGCCCGACCAGAACCGGCGTGGTTGCGGTCCAGAGGCTAGGGGCGGCGGAATAGGCTCGTACGGATACGATGCCCTTACCAATCATATAGTTGGCGGGAGAGGCCATTTGTGAGGCTCCATCAGGGGAATGGCGCGTCATCACGACGGGCCGGAATGGTCTTGCCTAAGGACCAGATTGGGCGTTCCGCTCTCTTGCGAGAGGTCAGAATTCGCTTGGAATGACCGGGTAAAGGAAGGTCAGGGAAAGCAACATTTTGCCTTCGACGCCTGACGCCATTGTCAGCCCCGTCTTCGTCTTTTCGAAAATGATTTGGCCGTTTTCCGTCAGCAGGGTTTGCAACGTCGTGTCGGCAAAAACCGCTTTCATGATTTCGGTCCTCAAGCCGTTGAGCGTCGTTCCAACGTCTTCCGGCGCCGCTGCGAGCGACACGACGATTTCGGGCGTCATCCGCATCAAGGTGATGCCGTGCGACTGCCAGACATCCCCTTGATTGGGGTCACGATCTTCGTCAGCGTCGAAGAGGAACACAGCCGGGCGCAGGGCGGTTTGCGCGTTCATCGGCCGATTACGATAGACCGCCGCAAAGTCGGGAAGGCTCTGCAGCACGGTCAGCAGTTGCGCCAGGATCTCTTCGCGACGGTCCATTACAGCCCCATCAGCACAAAGAGGATTTCGCCGCGCGCCTGCCAGTTCTGAGTCGGCCTGAGTTGGTCAGCAACGACACGAAATGACGGGTCTGGCTTGTCGTGAACCGAAAGGATGCGATAGGAGACTCCGCCAAGCGAAATAGACACGTCGGCCATTTGCGCGGGAGAAACGTTCAGCGCCGCGAGATCGGAATTCAGCACCGTGCAGCACGGCTTGACCGCCGAGACCTCCAGCGCATCTTCCTTGATAATGGTGACGGACGAGCGATCAACAGCAGCCAGAGAGACGCTTGTTCGCGTGGTCGGGTGGCGGAACGTCATCAGCGATCCAGCATCGGCGTAAAGCTTCGCCATCCCTCGCGCGGTGATCCCCTGCACGTCCATTATTCGACAGCCCGAAAGACGTAGGGGTTAAGCCTTTCGGCTATGTCGTGCGGCAATCCGCCATTCATGGCTGGCGTCGCATATTCGACTTGCGCCACGCCAAAGAGCGTTTCCTTGGAGACGTTCGGGTCGCGCTTGATCGCCGCCAGTCCGAGGCGAACCAGGTCAATGCAGGCTGATTCGATGGCGCCGGGGAGGTTCGGCGTTCCGGTATCGCCGGGCAGGACATAGCCGGTCGTGAATGAAATCACGATTTTGCGGTACGTCCAAAACACTCGCATGTCGTTGAACAAGCGGAAAATGCGCAGGCCGTCGAGTTCGTAATCCTCGTCCTGAACCAGCGTGATCATATTGCCGGTTCCGGCGTCGCGCACTTGCAGCGAGTCAACCGAAACAATGGGGCCGGGGTCGTCGAGAACCAGCGCCGCAGGCTCGCGATACATGATGCCCGGCATGAGTGGGTCATACATCGAATAAGATGAGAAGGCCGGTCGGAGCGTCTGTTGCAGACTGCGAAGGCCGAACGCCTGCGCGCCGGCCGCCCGCTGGCAATAGGTGGCGATGCGGTTGGACGCCTCATTGATCAGCGCGCCGACCAGCGCCGACTGCGCGGAAGTCACATCCGAAAACCGCGCCTGAAAATTGGCGAAGGTCGTCAAGGCCGTTGAGTCGGCCGGCGTGATGATGGTCAGCATCAGGCGCGCTCGCCGGTCTTGCCGCGCTTTGGTTTTTCGACCGGAGCCGGTTCAGCCATCCCCGCGACGATGCGGGCTTTCGCCACATCATCCGGCAGATCGATAACAGCGCCGTGATCGTAGCTAAAATCGAGGCCCGCCCATGCGACAAGATTAATGACCAGCATGAAAGCCTCCCGTTCAGAAAGAAAGGGCGCCGGAAGTGATCCCGGCGCCCGTGCGCGATTAGGTCGCGGAGTTGGCGTAATAGGCGATGGGATGCGTGCCGGCGTCCACAAGGGCGCCGTCGAAACGCTGCCAGAGCATGAAGCCAACCTGAGCATAATCGGCGTAACGCTCGGTCAAGCGCATAGCCACAGCGCCGTTGACGCGGCGGATGTAGTAGTTCTTAAAGTCGCCGAACAGCACGGACTTGGCGTTGGCCGCCATGCTCGCAACCTGCTGGTTGATCACATAGGGATAGCCGTTGATGGTGTCCGGGTCGTTCGAGGCGAGGCCAGCGAGCCACAGCGGGCGGCCGTAGCTATCCTTGAGCTTCTTGATCACTTTGAGCGACGAATCGTTCATCATGAAGCGCGCGTTCTGGCGATAGGCCGGGTCCACCGAATGTTCCAGATCGATCAAATCATCATAGATGATCGATGTGGTCTGGCCGGTCAGGCCGACCTTGCCCGATGTCGCATCGAGAACGACGCCACGGGGAACCGTGGTTCCGGCGCCGGTCGTGAAGTGCGTGTTCGTGATTCTCGCAATGCGGGTCGCCAGCTTGTTGGCGATGAACGCATCGAGGTCGAACGCCGAATCCTGCAAAAGCTGCAAGGAGATGAGGACAGCCTTGGAGCTGTACATAAACGCACCGAGCGTCACCTGGCCGAAGGTGATGTCTTGGTTGGCGACCTGGGTGTTTTCCGAGATGATCGCGCCGACGTTGGCGGTATCATTATCGGTCGGGATCGGCAGGCTCTGGCCGGAATCGGTGTCGAGCACTTCCGAAACAGCCAGCATTCCGCCGTAAGCAAGCTGCGCGTCGATCAGTTTGCGATAGAAGCCGGTCGGGACGGTGTAGCCGCCCGCCGTGGTCGTGGTGCTCTGCGCGTTCTGGAACGACTTGCGCGAAACGGCGCGTTCGGCGTCATTCAGGGACGAAGCTCCGAAGCGCATGAACTTGTTGAAGGCAGAGTTTTCGATTTCGGCTTCATGCTCGGCCTGATCGATAGAGACGCCGGAAACGCGGGCGCGGTTGCCGATGACGACCGACATTTCGGCGTCGAGCAGTTCGGCGCGTTCGATGCGGTCAATCTGCGCCTTGATCTCGTCGCCCTTTTCCATCAGGGCGTCGAAAGCGGCGTTGTCTTCGTTGGAGGGGTTTGCCTTGTCAACGAGCGCGCGAGCGTCCGCAACAAGCTGTGCGCGCTCAGCGCGCAAGTCTTTGGCAATAGCCATTTGGGTTAGGCTCCATCAGGGGATGGGCGCGCAATCACTGCGGGCCGATGACCTTGCCCAAGGGTCGTTGGGGCATAAAAAAACCGCCCAAATGGACGGCTTTTTTAGAGGTTGGCCCGCTTCAAAGCGGGCCAGAATCGGGCAAATGCGCTACTCGGATCGCGCCGATTCAAATTCGTGATACTGACGCTCTGGCGTCCATGTATATTCAGGATCAAACCGAACGATGGACGGGACAGTCATACGGTCGGCGCGAACCTCAACGCGCTTTGCATGAAGGAATATTTGGCGAACAAACACGGTAGGGATGCCGAACTTTTTGCCGACAACATGAAACCTCATGCCAGATTTGCAGCACTCCACGATTTGACGCTCGCGATCTTTAGACGGGCTCATGCAACCTCGGCGATTCTCAGGCGCATTCTCATGCGCGAAATCGAGTTCTTTTTCTCGTCCGGCTCGTTCTCTTCGTCCGGGTCTTTCGGGTCGGGCTCTTCGTCCGAATCCGGGTCAATGGCGTCGATCAGGCCGGCGTCTTTGGCTTCGCTCGCGGTGAACCACGTTCCATCGACATCGCCGTCCATCAGCGCCGCGCATTCCGCAACAGACTTGCCGCATTTGGCCGCGTAGATCGACGCCAATTGATTGTCGAGCTTGCCGAGGGTGGACGCCATGTCCATCATGTCAGCCTTATTTCCGACCGCCATTCCCCAAGCGTTGTGGACCATCAGGAACGCGTTTTCCGCCATGCAGACCTTATCGGCCGCCAGCGCGATAAACGACGCCGCAGAGGCCGCCAGGCCGTCAACAATCGCAGTGACGTGCGCGGGATGGGCCTTGAGCGCCGAATAGATCGCGATGCCGTCGAACACGTCGCCGCCGGGCGAGTTGATGTGCATGACGATGTTTTTAGTTTTCACGCCAGCAAGTTGAGCCTGAAAGTCCTTGGCCGTGACGCCATAAAATCCGATTTCGTCGTAAAGATAGACGTCGGTGCAGTCGCCCGCCGCCGCAGCCTCAAACCGAACCGCCTTGGGCGCCGCGTCCTTGGGAGAGCGGTTTTCGAAATGCGCCCGCCAGTTTTTGCGAACAGCGTCTAGCGATTGGTTCATGGTTTCTTTTCCGATGCAGTCGCAGGGTCAGCGCCGGGCGCCTTGGGCGGCTGTCCCGCCATCGTGAGGGGAACGCAGGCCGAGTTAATGAAAAGCTGGTCGCCGCCTTCCATCGCCGGAAGGTTCTGGAATTTGCGCAATTCGTTCGGCGTCAGTCCGCCATTCTGGATCATCTGCGCATAGAACGAGCCGCGCGCCGTGGCGTCCATCGCAAGAAGCGCATCGCGGTTGAATTCCGCATAGAGGTTGCGGTCCTTTTTGAACAGCTTGCGGTTGAATTCGTTCTCAATGCGGGCCAGCAATGGCTGAAGCGTCGTCATCAGGAAGCCGAGCATCATCTGTTCGATGCCGCTGCCCCATGATGTAGCTTTGTCCGTCTCGCCAACCATGTGAGGCGGAACGCCGAAGATCCGGCAAATGTCCGCGACCTGGAAGCGCCGCTGCTCCATCGTCTCCGCGTCGGCCGGCGTGATCTGCATTGGCGACCAAGCCATGCCCTTGTCGAGGAAGATGGTCTTTCCGGTGTTGGACAGGCCAGAATAGGCTTGCTCGAATTGCGCACGAACGCGGCGAACCGCGACGACAGGATCAGCGCCCCAGCCATCCGCGGCCGAGACAACGCCAGACGGCCTGATGCCGTTGGAGTGCATCCGAGAAGACGATTCTTCCATCGCAAGCGATAGACCGATGGCCTGCCGTGACGCCGAAATCATCGACAATCCGGCGACGCCATCAAAGCCCATGCCGGCGATGTGCAGCATATTGTCTTGATCGACAGTTTCCTGACCATCGGCAAGCTGGATTGTGTAGACTTGGCGCCCGGTTTCAGTCTTGTGGATCGTGACAGCATTGCGCGGAACCGGGAAAAATCCCGTGACGCGCGCCGCGCCGTCGTATTCGATCACAGAATAGTGGTTTCCGCCCAAAAGTAGATCGACGGCGATCAATTCGCGCCAGCAAAACCCAGACATGATGTCATTGGGATTGTCATGCAACAGGGGGTAAACCCTATTGCGATCAGCGACTTTGCGTCCCTCTTTGTCCTTTTCGTAGACCATCAGCGGCAGCGACGCGATCAGCCCCGAAATCAGCGACACGCAACGGAAAACCGTCGTCGAACGCATGGCCGATTGTTCGTTGACGACCGGGCCGGCGAGCGTCGGGCCGCCGCCCATAACCGTCATCAGCCAGTCGGCGGGGTTAGCCAGCGACGTTGACGGGTTTTCGGGTGATCCGGCTTGCGGCGCGATCTTTTCCTTGCGCGAAAAAGGCCACATTAGGCGGCGCCCCAAAGCTCAGAGTAATCGAATATCGTCGGACGGCTGCGCGGTTCCGGGTTCATCGACATCAGCGCCGCCGCATCGAACAGCGCCATCAACGGGTCGATCTTGGCGACGCCGGACGCCTGCTTGGTGATCATCGCGGCGTTCCCTTTAAGTTCTATTTTGGCGTTGCCAACGCACCAATCCATGATCGGTTGGACGCAATGTTTCAGCGTCCCATCAGCCAACTTGCGCTCGGTCGTCTTGATCGCGCCTTGCAACTTGTAGCCCTGCGACACAGCGACCACGCGCTCGTCACCTATTCCCGCTTCAGCAAGGGCGTCAATAACCGATCCCACGCCATAAGGATCAAGGCCAACGGATGCATTTCCAGCCAGAATTCCAGCATCTTCTAGCCTCTGCACATGCGCCACGACGGCGGCGATGTCGTCGCCAAGATCATCAATGATCGTGAGGTCGCCCGACTTGGCGAAATCGTTCATCTGCGCTGCGACCGACTTGCGCTTTTCAAGAACTGATCTATGGCAGAATGAATGCGTCCAGCAGAGCCAGCGTTTTGAGCCCTTTTCGCGCCCGATCACCGCCAGGCCGAAAAGATCGTCAAGGCCGCCGCCATCGACGCCGACCACCGCAACCTCGGATCGCGCGATCAGGCTATCAAGGGTCAATCCCTCTTCGGCCGCATCTTCCCAAAAATCAGCCCCGGCCCATCGGTCGGAGCGGAGCGACATTCCGATCTCGACGTTCAGATGCTTTGCAAGGAAGCCTCGCAAACTCTCTTCGCCGGCGTTCTGCGCCTTGCCTAATTCATCAACTAGCCATTCCCGGTCCACCGAGAGGCCAATGTTCGGGTTCGTGACATGCAGATATTCGGTTTCGAGGTAAGACTTGTTCGAAACCATCTCTTCGGGGAATTCGTAAATGACCGGCAGTGACCGTTTATCAACGATTTTTCCGTCGCGCACGTCCCGATAGTAATTCAATTTCTGCCGGAAGATGCCGCTTGGCGGCTCGTCCGATTGCGTCGAGAGATAGACGACGAATCCCTCGGGCCGCGACACTAGTCCGCCCGTCGCCTCGCGCAGCATGTTCTCCGCGTTGGCCCGCTTTCCGAACAGCCACAACTCGTCAATCAGGACGCCGGTCGCTTTCTTGCCCGAAACCGTGTCGTTATCCGCCGCAACTACTTTGAGTGTCGCGCCGGTGGTTTTATGAGTGATCATTTTTAGGTGATCCTGCACATGCAGGATCGCCGTCAATTCATCATCGGCCTTGACCATATCTCGGGCCGGATAATAGCTGTTATTCGCAACCTCCAGTGTAGGCGCAACAATCAGGAATTCCGCCGACTTGCGCCAATTGCGCAGAAGCGCCGTCAACATGATGCCGGCCGCCGTGGTCGATTTGGAGTTCTTCTTGCTGATCAACATGAAGAATTCGCGGATCAGGCGCCGGCCGGTTTCGTGGTCATATGCCCCGAAGATCGCGCTGGCGAAATCTTGAACCCATTCCCGCGACGATTCACCGATGACCGGAGAGCCAGGGGCGTCCACGATTTTCAAAGCGTTGAACGCTTCCATCGCCGCGCTCGCCTCAGACGGGAACAGCGGAGCGAACGGGATGAGGCTTTTGCCCGCAACGATCCGCTCCCGCCAGTCAAGGCAGGCTGTTGACCATTCGGGGATATGGGTCATTGAACTGTTTTGCTAACCAGTGATGGGGGCGACGACGGGGCCGAGAACTTGCCGCCACCAGACATCAGCCTTTCAGCGGATTGTTTCGCCTGCGCCTTTTTGCCTTCAGGCGTTAACGCTTCGTCCGCGTCCGCGAGCGCCGCAAACTCGATAATCTTCGCGGCAGCAGAGACGCGCGCAGTCTCAGATTTCCCCTGCGTTGCTATCAGGCCAAGCACCTTGAGCGCGGTGGTTGAATATGACCGCGCCAGCGCGACAAACTCAGCCTGAATTCCGGATTCAATTTCCTGTTCGATTGCCGTTTTAGGCGGAGGGACAGCCTTTGGTCGCCCTGCACCAGCGCGAGCGCCGCCACGCCCTCGCTTATTTTGGAGCTTGTCGGCCACGGTCTTCTTTCATTTCAGAAAACGTCTTGCCCGTCGATTCAAGCGTGGCGTCCTGCCCGGTAAAGGCTTGCCAGCGAGTCACCGCGACATCGACATAGGCAGCGCTTAATTCGACGGCGTAAACGTGCCTCCCGGTCATCTCGCCCGCGATGATCGTGGTTCCGGAACCAGAGAACGGCTCATAAACGGCTTGGCCGGGGCTACTGTTGTTTTCAATCGGACGCTTCATGCACTCGACGGGCTTTTGAGTGCTGTGGCCGGTCTCGGATTTCTTCGGCTTGTCGATCTGCCAGAGTGTTGATTGCTTCCGGCCGCCATCGTAATGCCCGACCTTACCTTCTTTGACCGCATACCAGCACGGCTCGTGCTGCCAGTGGTAATCGCCGCGCCCGATGGCAAATTGCTGCTTGCTCCACACAACCTGAGAGCGGAGCTTGAACCCGCATGCGGTCAGGCTGTCGGCCACGGTCCCGGCAAACAGCCCCGAATGCCAAACATAGGCGACGTCGCCTGGGAATAGCGACCAAGCCTCTGACCAGTCGGCATTATCGTCATTCAGAACTTTTCCGATGGCTCGGCCATCGGCGGCCGAGCCATCGGCGCGGATTGCTTTGTTCCGCCAGTCGGCATCGTACTCGACGCCATAAGGCGGGTCCGTGACCATCAAATGCGGCTTGACCGGGCCGAGCAACTTAATGACGACATCAGCATCCGTCGAGCTTCCGCAGACGATGCGATGGTTTCCCAACGACCAAACGTCGCCCAATTCGCTAACCGGGACAGCCGGGGCTTCCGGTGTCTCGTCCGGGTCCGTCAGCCCATCAGTCTTATCAGCAAGCAGAGACGCCAGTTCGGCTTCGTCAAATCCCGTCAAGCCAATGTCAAAATCGAGGTCTTTCAATTCCCCCAATTCGATCTTTAAAATATCGTCGTCCCACCCGGCGTTGATCGTCAGCTTATTGTCCGCGAGAACATATGCCCTGCGCTGCGCTTCAGACCAGCCAGACGCGACCATGCAAGGAACGTCGCGGAGTCCAAGCTTCTTAGCCGCCATCACGCGCCCGTGGCCCGCTATGATGCTTCCTGTCTCGTCAACCAGTATGGGAACCGTCCAGCCCCATTCGCGAATGGACGCCGCGATCTGATCGACCTGTTCCGCCGAATGTGTCCGAGCGTTTCTGGCATACGGCACAAGGGACGCGACCGTGCGCCGTTCGACGTGATCGGCCGGCCATGAATTGCTTGTAATCACAGATGGTTGGCCTTGGTTTGAATTCGGCGTTTTTTCAAACGAGGAAAAAAACTCTGCATGGG